CCGTGACCTCAAATACCGTTTAACCTATAATAGGAACATGCAGAACCTATTAGTAGATTATATGGTAGATGAACGACCCTTGAATCCCTTTCGTTTGAAAGTTAGACGACTAGTCTTCATTGGTCGAATCAACTTAAAGGTTTTAGTTTTAATAAGACCTTTTAGAAGAATCGACTTACGAAGATAGCGTTTGAATTCAGACACATCATCAGAAGATATTACTCCTTTTAACACTTTAGGTACAAATCCTAAGTTGGGTCTACCCAACCAAGATGAGTAACTAGCTGTTATCAGGAATAAGTCTTCTAGTGATACTCCCCACTGGGTTATTTCCTTAGTTTTAAGGTCCTCCCACATCGGTATCAATGGAAATTCAATCATACCGCCTATACTAAGAATCCAAGATTCTATAGTACTAGCAGTAGGAATGTTTTTACCAGAAACCCTGTGTGAGAGACCCAAATATAAGGATTTCTTACAAGATTCTAAAGGTGATCTAAGTAGAAGGGAAGAAGAATATCATTCACAAAGAAATGATACAAGCTTCTCACCTCCTAACTTGGAAAAGTTAGAACGGATAAAATCGGTAGGTTCCTTATTGCTATCAAGCTTTAAGATGAACTTATCTATTAGATCCTTCATGTAAGTTAACTCATGGGAGTAGTTATCTTTAAAAGTACTTATGGGGATTGAATCCCATAAGGACTTTTGAATTGAGTCATGAAGAGGTGAGGTCCCGATCGAAAGATCGGTGGCTGCCTCGAAACGACCCAATTCGCGTATTTCCTCGGTTACTCTTCCATAGAAGTTGAGTAACTCAAGGTAATACACAAAGGTAACAAACCTCTCCCAACCTAAGGTCTTACTGACCATTGGATGGGTAGATAAGGAACACTTATTCGAAAGAATAGGTGAACCTAATCAAAGGTTCTCACGGGTAACACCCGTGGGGGTTTGTCTAAGTCTCTCTTTCTCCTGATCTAAGGTAGATACCTCCAGCCAACTTCTATGGGTAAGTCGAACCAATTCAATTAAGGATTGGAACGACCCCTCTAGAAGTAGGCCAATAGGAAGTGGAGATACATTAAGTCCGTTAAGAACTCATTTAGAAGCGAACTCTGCTGATACAAACTTATCATTTGAAATGACAGTTTTAATCGCAGAAATCTCGATTCCTATTTGAGTCATAACGTCTTTATATATCAATGCTACCTCTTGGTCAGCGATGCAAACGTCATCGCCTAAGATTATGTACTTATCAAAGTCGGATTTACCGACAACCAGAGCACTGTACAACACAATTACGTGGTGTGTCAATGCTATAGAAACTCATGATGAGTATATCCCCATACCTTGTCCAACCGTGTAAGTAATACACTTGTTGTTCAAAAGTTTGAAGGGTTTACCAATCATGATTTCTATCCACAGATTCGCTAACTTTTCGGATCCAGTCAATTGTTTTAATACAAAAGCCTGGAGTACGATCGGTAAACGATCTGTAGCTGATTTTAAGTCATAACTGTACATGTGAGTAATTCCAGATTTATGTCATTCCTTTAAGGTTTGAATAGATCGGTTTTGATCAAATGTATAGTCTGTCTTCATGGACTTTAATACAGTCATAAGATAAGTATGAAGGATCTTGAGTGATATTTGCGTGGCTCAATCGCCTAACGCAATTACCCGTAACTTACCTAATCCATCAGAGAAACTAGTGATAAGGCGTAAGCCTATTTCACGAGTCGTCTTTTGGATACGGCGAGGAACGAGATTTAATAATGAAGTAAAGTTAGATATATACATAAAACTGAGTAAGTGACTAACAGGGTTATCCCTAATAGAAACATTACCAGTAATATTGTAAATATATTTCTGTAATTCATTATTAAATTCATCAAGAAGCCTTACATACTTTTCATCTAATGAAAGTACGTAAAGTTCATAAAGTCGAGAAAATCAACTCCTCCCATTCGGTCCTGAGGCTATTCATCCACTTCCATTAAAGAAAGTAGGTATGAGTAACCTTGTGACCGATAGAGGTATTGTTTTAATCTTCTTAGAGACAGATTTTAGATGGAAAGAAGGGACAATCAGATATCAGAGGTCATTAATACCTTTTCCAATAACCATCATACGATGAATATTATCCTCCCTTATGGGTTGGGTAATTCTCTTGTATGAATTGGTTAAAGGTAAAGATACCTGTCGATATCAACGAAGATATGATAAAATTACAACCTTATCTCATATGGTAATCTTATCCCATATTTGAATAAGGTGGGTAAAGTAAGTAGGGATCCCATAAGGACCCAGCTTACGCCACCCATGAGAGCATGAAGAACGATCGATTCGACCCATTAAGAAATAATTCTTAATGATGGTACAATCTTCCTTAATTCATGCCGACAGTGTAATAACATCTATCTTAGAAAGATACGACACATGTTTGTTATAAATAACAAATATAAGGTTCTTGGTAGTACTGTCAATCAATAATGATGAAAGAAATTTATAAATTATTGAAAGACGTATTTTGGCCTCTTGGCGGACATTCGCGTAAGATTGCGCGTTTGTACGATCCCCTGATTGTCCTTTCATCTTCAAGGTCTTACGACCAAGAAGACTGGGTGATACATCTATCAGGTTAGAGGAGAGAGAGATAATAAGTTTATGATTACGTAAAAGTAAGAGTAAAT